TCCTGATGATTTTCCATATATCTCTCCATATATTCTTACCTCAGAAGCATTTAGATAAGGTCTCCTAAACATAAGTTCTGGAGAATGAAATGTAAACACATCCTTTTTATATCCTTTTTCATACTGTCCATCTTTTCCTAATTCAGCAAAAGGATTAGGTACAGTAGGTCCTCCAGGATTTGGAATAGGACTTTGATCAGCTGTTCCTAATGGAGGATAGTTAAGTAAACTCTGAGTATAATCATCACATCCATCAGTTTCTAATTCTGCTAAATATGTATCATAATCTAAATCATTGTATGGATAGTTTGGATAGAGTGCTTGTTTTTTTTCATCTGCACCAGTTAATGTATTGGTATCTGTTTGATCTCCATCAGGAAGATCATACTTTCTCATATTCTTAATTATCCCTTTTCCTATGATAGATCTATTGCCTTCTCTTGTTCCTCTTAGTAATTCATATCCAACAATATTAGTAATGATATTTCCTTGATTATCTACTGGTGGTGATATATTAGAAAATTCCACCCCTATTAATCTTATTGATTGTGCTGATGCATCTGTTAATGCAAGTGTTCGTGCATTACCTCCTGTTCCATCATATGGCATTTTATGATGTCTTATTGGTTTACCACAGAGATCACCCCATATATCTTCTTTATTATCTGGATAACGTTCTGTTGATTCCCAATAAGCCATGTTTCCTTTAGAAATGACAAGTCCTCCATCATCTAAAACAGAAGGTGTTAAAGTAGCTAATGTAGCTGTATTAAAGACTTCAAACATTCTATCTGTAGTATCTACCAGATTTGTTCCTGGTCCAGGAGCTAATTCATCTACTATTGTACCATCCTGTAATTGAAATGTAGATGGTGCTCGTCCTGGAATATGATAAGATGTTGATCTTTCTCCTGTATTATAAATGAATCTTATAAAGAAAGAATATACCTCATCTCTTAAGAATGTTGGATTATGTCCTCCTTTATAATAATAGTCTTTAGGATATTGTGTTGATACCCATTCAGCTCTTATTTTGTTTGCTTGAGGTTGATAATTAAAATCAAATTGTTCAGATGGTCCTGATCTTATAAGCCAATCATTAACAACATACATTTTATCTGTTTTCTCATATGCAGGTGTTCTTAAAGGTAATAGATCAAAAGGAATAATAATTAAACTATTATCTATATTATCTATATGAATACGTGTTTGTTTTGTACTATATAAACCTAGTCTTTTTGCTTCTGCCTGTTGAAATATATTACTAAGTATAACTACCTCATAATAATCAAAATCTGCATCTAGATTACTAACATCTATTGTTAAAGCTCCTCCAACCCCCTGATGATCAAATAATGATTGAACATTAGATATTCCTATATAATCACCTATTTTTTGTTCATTAACTGTATAAGCTATAAAGACTTGATAGGAACCATTCTTTAATTGACCTCCATCATCAGCTTTATTTAATGTTATACATGGTGTATCTATTAAAGGAGCAAGTCTTATTTTTTCACAGTTGAGTTGAGTTGTATCATAAAATTCTTTACAATCATTTGATGGATCTATAATCTCTTGTTGTATCCAAGGTACATTATCTATGTTAAGTGTTCTTGAAGGATTAATACCATCATCCCAATATACTTGCCATGTACAATCAAAATTTTCTTTAGAAGCACCTGTAATAATATATCTCTTATCAAATGCTAAACAGATATCATTTACAATTACTTCATAAGCACATTGACTATCATCAAATAGACCTATCTCAGATGAAGTATTATCTGTAGAGAATAGAACCCATTTATCTCCATATAAATGAACAGATCCTATTAATGTATAACATAAATCTATACATTTTATATTTGCAGGTTCATTTCCTAAAACACCTACATCACCATCTGATGAATTATTTGCTGCATTTCGTGCATGTGTCCAGTTTTCCTTTCCTGAAAAACTTGCATTCATGTCTTTGATCATCCCTTTATTAAAGAGAGAAGTATCAACTGAAGACGTATTAGTAAACTTTTTATTCTCTGCCATTAGAAATACATATTATTTCCTGCTATAGTTCCTACAGTAGGATAACTTAAAAACATGTTATAATATTTTTGATGCATTGCACGTCTATTTACTTGAATTATTTTATGTATTTCTCTGAAATCTGGTGTATTTACAAAACTTAAAGCATTATTTCTTGCAGCTTTTAATCTTTGTTCTACCAACTGTAATTGATTTACAACTTGTTCTCCAGCAAAAATCATATTTTCTAGTATCCTTTGTTTTAATGCATACTCATAATATTCATTACAATAAGGTTGATCTAATACTAATAAATTACCATCAGTATCTTCCATTGCTCCTTGGTAATTCATATATACTTTACCAGTAGTAAAACTTGTTAGAAGGTATCCATCTTTTATTTCAGCAATATCATGTGCTTGTAAATTTACATTGGGGCAATCACATTGAACTGTACTACACTCTTTAATTCTCAAAGGTGTAAAAAGAGTATATCTTCTTCTTTGTCCTGCTCCTATATATTGAATAACCTGATAATCTGCTTTTCCTTCACATGCAGTTACAACACATACATCATTACATGTTGGATCCTCACATGGTCCTGTATATCCTGGTTCTGGTACATAGGGTACAGGATTAGTTGTATCTACATGTGTTCCTGAAGGCATTTCACTTAATACTTCAAATTCTCCACATATAAATGCATAATTTAAATATGCAAAATCTGTAGGTAACATACCTTTATTATGTTCTATCTCTACTATTGTTTCTTTAGTTCTATGTATACGTAATCCAAGATCATAGTTTACACGTGTAGCAACTTTAATCAATTGTTGAGGTTCTATCATCCCTTCTAATGAATAAGTTGCAAAATCAACAGAGACATCTTCCAATAATTGGTCAAATGTTCTATATCTTATATCTTGTTTATTATCTGAATCATCTGGTGGTACTTTCATAGTATTAAACATACTAGCTAATACCTGTTGTTCTATCTCTGCATATAAAAATTCTGGTATATAAATATTTTGTAAATACCTTGGTGTACAATCATTTGTATCATCACAATCCCATCTTGAGATATCTCCTTCAAATACTCCTTCTACCTTAATTGCATCCCAAGCTACATTAGGCATATAAATATGATTATTCATATACCAAAAGTATTTTGTCTTATTATATCTAAAACTTGTAGTCTTTGTCATAGAAGTATATGTACCTGGTGATGTAGCTTGTCCTTCTATAGAACCATCTATAGATGATACTGTTCTTATAAGAGGTCCCCAGTATCCTTCCATAAATGTTGGTAGTTCTGTTTTGGTTCTTTTAATAGTACATCCACTTTGTATTCCACTACATTCTGCTTCAATTTTATCTACTTCTATTAATTCAACATATGGTAATGCTTGCCATACACTATTAAACTTCATAAGTTTATTTGAAGAGTCTTGTCTTCTCATAAATAACTGAGCATACTTTAATACCATACTATATATGAATCTATCAGTCATAAAGGCATCTTGCTCACCAGATTTGATTTGACCTCTTATTCTAGATACTACCTCTCCTATAGTTGTCATAACTTTATTTTTAATTCTTTTTTATAAAGATCTGTTACTCTTACTTTATTCTTCATAACAATATATTTTGTCCATAACTCAGGATAAGTTTTAGAAATAGCTCTTTTAAATTTTCTTACAGCAGTAAAGTGCCATAATTCTCTGTTCTTAAAACGATATTTAGTAGAGTAATTTGTATAAAAAATCTTACCAATATTACCATCTGTTTCCCAATTTTTATTTTGTAGAACCTTTCCATATTGTTTAGATAATGAATAATCTGTATTAACACCTTTTGCAGCAGCACATGTTCCAACAAATAAATATCCTAATGAATCAGGTAATTCTACTCCATCTCTATGTTGAATCACTCCATTCCATAAATTCTCATTATAGAGAGTTATAACTTTTTTAAGTTTTTCATTATCTATTTCAGAATATGCAGGATATTTTTCTTTAAATTTTTTAAAAGTTTTAGAATTTAATAATCCAATTCTTTTTTCTCTATATCTAGGACCTTTTAGGTTTGGTATCTTAAAATTATTAATCATATTGCTATATTATAATTTACAAAAAAAAAGGCACTTTTAAAAGTTTATATGCAAGAGAACGTAATATACAACATCTTTTTTATAAAAAAAGAAGCCCCATCTAGATATCAGAGGGGCTTCTCAACATTTGTGATAGAAACCAACAACCACCACTTTGTTGCTATTTTATAAAGGAAGTGTCTTAGTATGCACCTTTACTGAATCTTTATCAGATGGAATTGGAATAGGAGCTACAAATCTAGATGTTACTTTAATTACATAATCTGTAACAGGTATTAATGGAACTAGTGAACCTACTACATAACTTACTGTAGGACTTGCAGTTGCTGATGCAATTGCAGGACCAACAGCAACATAATTAAGACCATCATCTGTAGATATATTTATTTGAAAATCTTCAGCTAATGCTGACCATCCAGTAAAATTTACAGTTATTGTTGTATTAGTAATATTTGTTAGATATACATAATATATACCATGTCCATTTTCATTATCTTCTTGTGCATCAGTGGGGTCTTCCATATAAAGATATATCTTCTGAAGTGTCATTGCTAATGGTTCATTATTCATTACTGTAAGCAGTTTCCCTGGAGATAAAAATCCAGCTACAGGTGCACCAGCTACAACTCTATCTATTCTAAAGTCTTGATCTCCACAATTTCTTACACATTCTTCACATACTATTTCTTCACAAGGTTCTGAATTAGAATTACAATCATCATACACACAAGGTGTAACCAAACCGTGATCATTACAAGCACATGGGGAAGATTTACATTTTATACAACTCATAGTTTTTCATTTAAGGATTTGGACATTCACCTGGGAAATAACCCATAAACATGCCTGTTATGTCTGTTTGTAATTGTGCTGCTATATTATATGTTGCACCCTGACTTAATGCAGTAAAGAAGTTAACACTTTGCAATCCTCCTGCTGTAGAATGACCACCAATAGGTGATGTTGCTGTAGCATAAGGATTTGTTATTGCAGAAGTATCAGCATCTAAACAAGCTAAAGGTATAGTACAACAATCTGTGTCACCTGTTGCTTTTGCTCTATATTGTTTATTAGGCATTATAGTTGCTGAACCTGCTCCAAATAACATAAATATCCATGCACCTTCTGCTCCTAATGGATTATTATTTAAAGTAAACATAGCAGTCATTCTTGCTGCTACACCTCCTGGTTGTAAACGTGCTAATGCAGGTGCTAATAAAGCAAGTGCCCAAGTTCCTGTTACAGTTTGATCTCTCATATCTATGAGGTTATCCCAATCATCATAAAAACTTGTTGTAGGTTGAGGAACACCTCCTCCTACAAATGCATCTGTTAACAAAGGAGCTGTATATGGTGTAGCTAATATATTACCTTCATTACAAAATGTCATACAAAATGTCTCTGTAAAAGCTAATGATGCAGGTTCTGCTCCTGCACCTCCTCCACCAATCCAATTAGTGGGTAATTGACTTAATCCAGCATAAGCACCTCCTGTTATTGGAAATGGACCTACCTGACCTAAATCTATAATAGCTCTACCATAACTTAATACCTGTGGATCACTAGTACATGCAATATATAAATTACCTAAAGTACCAGCACATGCAAGATATGGTCCTGCATGCCAAGCTTGTAGTTCAGTTACTATAGCTGTTGCTTGTCCTATAGTTACTGTAGTTGTATTAATAAATGCCCAAATATCAACATTTACATCTACTTCAGGAGATACTGTTCTTACTTCTACATTAACTACTGCTGATTCATTTCCACAAGGTGTTGTAACAGCAATCCCAAATGAATCAGATTGTATATCTGTTCCTGGATGAGTATATGACCATGCACCTGTTAAAGGATTAGTTACAGCTGCAATTCCAAATTCTGGAGGATCATTTATAGAAAATACAGGAGGTCCAAAAACAGTGGCAACTGGAGTACCAATAACAGTTCCTGCTATTTGACACTCTAAAGTATAATCATCTAAAATTATTGTAGGACATGTACAACATGCAAATACTTGATCTAATGCAAAAGATACATCATTCCATGCTGCATATATATAATTTATTACTCCTGCTCCAGATGTCCATGCATTTACTAACCACCACGTGGCTCCTGCAGCTACAAATGGAACACCTCCACAATCTATAGTATCTGTTCCAAGATCTGTACCAATAGGAACATTTCCTGGTGCACCTGCAGCAACTGTTGTTAATACATCAACTTGAGGTTGTAAATTTACATCATCAGACACATTATATGTAAAAAGATTTCCACCAAGCCAACGGGTTCCTAATGCTAATCCTGCAGGTAATATTAACTGAGGAACAAATGCACCTGGTCCTATTGATGTATCTGCACATACAATAGGGTCAGTAGTGGATTGTCCTGATTGACAAACAACTTTTGATGCTGGAGTTAATGTAGGCCAAATTTCTATCACCATATTATATAGTGTACCTGATGCTAATCCAGTAATTGTACCTGAAATAGCTGAAACACCTGTTTCAACAAAAATTTGAGGACTACTACCTGCTGTTGCTAAAGTTAGTGTATCTACAGCACTTACACTATAGGTTACATTTCCTGTTAAGCTATTATTAAAAGCATAAGGAATAGTACTAATTGTATTAGGCCCAAAGGTAACAGGAGATGGACAAGGTAAAAATGCTGGTACAGATTTTATTAGAGTGAACTGACATGTATTAGGTCCTGGAGCATCTGTTATACAAAAATCAACTTGAACTGAATATGTATCATTAGGAGTAAGCATACTAACATCTATATCTTGTCCAGCATATGATGCTTGAAACATAGCAGGTTGTAAATAGGCTGAAGTATCTAATCCAAAAGTATCTGTTACTGTTACTAATGAACCTGCTGCACAATCATGATAAGGAGGAGGAAAGTCAGATAGATTCCAATTAATAGTTAAAAGAGAACCTCCACTTCCTACTACTGCTGTAAAATCATATATCAATCCTTCACATGGTTTAGGGCAACAATTAGCATGTATACCTTGTATTGCTTTATATAAATCACATACAACAATCCAAAGATCTTGTTGAGATTGAGCCATAGTAGATGGATTAGAAATCCAATTAGCTGCATATTCTCCTAAATAACTTACTCCTGGATTATTAACTGTTTTTGAACCAGAAAAAATACAAATACTTGCTAATGCTAATTCAATATCTCCTCCAGCACCAGGATTTCCTACACTTGCTCTTAAGTCACAAAATTGTGATTCTAATGCATTTACTAATACATCTATTGGGAATAATGTAGTTACATTTCCCATTATACATTTAGAATACATTTGTAAAATAGGAGGGGTTATAGCTGCTGCAGCTTGTAATGCAGCCACATCAGTAGCTATACTTGTTACATATGAACTTAAGGAATTTAAAGAAGTAAGTATTGGTTGTATCTGTTGTGCTAATTCCCATGCATAATCACATATAGGTAACTGTGTTATAGGATTTGTTGCATAATCAGGAGAAATTATTTGTGAAAAACTATCTGGAACATCACATATTATTTCTGCTGATCCTCCAGGAGTTATACTACATAAATAATCAATAATAGCCTGTGTTATATCTTGAATATTTAAAGGAGTGGCTGGAGGTAGACACGTACTTAAATCAATGCCACTCATATCTGGATCACATAAACATGATGCTTCCATTAATTCACATAACTGTTCAGCTACTTTTGCTACAACATCACTTATTGTATCTCCATTACATATATCTATACATCCTCCTGGATTATCAAATTTTAAATCTGGTCCTTGCCAAATTACACAGTTAGATGAAACTGGATCACATGGACTTGTTCTATTAGAATTTGTAGGTATCATTTAATATATTTTTTATGGCTATTCATCTATATATAATATACAAAAGTTTTGTTAAACAACCAAGTTACATAATTACTATTCATCATAAACAATCTGTTATTAATGTTGTTGGTATAACTGTTCCGTCTGGTTCAGCAAATACAATTCCACTTATCCCAGCTGCAATAGGAAGAGGATCTATTAAAAAATATGTGAGTGTTCCACATCCTGCGGGTATAGTTGCTCCAACAGTAGAAGTACCAATATATGTACATCCTGTATTTATAACAACAAATCCTGGTATATCTGCATCCCCACCTAATGCTGCTCCACAACCTGCACCTCCATCTACAGTAAATTGAAATCCTCCTATATCCTTTGATACATTATACATTATCTGTCCACAATTAACAAAATCATGTATAACATTAAATTTTGCATGTACTGTATCTTTTGGTAATGTACATCCTGATGTACAATCTGATGGATCTGTTATTATTGGAGCACAAATATATGTTGGTGTTTCACATGCTTCAGGTAAACAATCTATATCTAATACAATATCAAATTTAGTTTGATTACAATATCCTGTACTTGTAAAACAATGACAGAGATTAAGTGTATGTGCAGTTATAACATTAGCATTTGTCATGGTGTATCTTAATTCACCATTTACATCTGTTTTACCTACATTACCCCCATCAATATAAATGGGATGGTCTTTAACAGGATTGCCATTTTGATCTTTTACAGTAAAATAAAAACACTGATATCCATCATCTCCACATGCATCTCCATCTAATGGAGCACATTGTACAGCCCAAGTTGGTAATGGTTCACCTGGAAAGAAAAACCACATTGTTTCTGTTATAGATGTTAATATATAAACAGGAGTTTTAAGCTCCTCCCAATCACATAATTCTTTTTGAATAGAATATTTTTCTACATCTACAGGGCAACAATGAGTTATACCAAATCTTTCTTGTCTAAATGACAAAAACACTTCATTAGAGAACTTCTGTTCTATTTCTATCTTTTTAATGATTGATTCTTCGTGCCCTGTCATATTTATTTATTGTTTCATTTTTTCTTATAGCACCTGTACTTGATACTGGTCTGGAAGTTGTTTTGGGAGATAATTGATTATACTTAGTTAAGCATGTTTTATGAATGGTAGATCCATCAAATCCTTTTGTTTTTTGACATCCACAGGTAAACTTTTTTTTACAATACTTACAAACCATAGATAATTATTTAACAGCACACATCACAAGTAATCTGAGCTAACTTCTTTTTAGCAAAGTTATATAATTCCATTCCTTCAGTTGGACTTTGGCAATATTCTACTTTTGCTTTTGCTGCATCTATTAATGTTCTGATATATTTCATTTGAGATAATAAATCCATTCTGGTAGATGTTGGTTCACAAGGAGTTATATCTAATTCACAAAGTTTTTTATAATATGTATTTAATAATGTTGTTGTCCTTAAAAAGTTATATTCTACATATACTTTATCATTAGGAGAAACACTATATCTTATAATATATATACCATCAGGTAAAATTGTTCTTTCACTACTACAATCTGTTGTTTGAATATCTAATGCACAAGCATTAATATTTAAATCAAATCCTGGTTGCACCTTTATTAAAGCAGGTTGACTAAACCCAGGAGGTGTAATAAGTAATTCAGGACAATCTATAGATATATTATCTGAATATTGACTTGTATCTATTATTCTGAATATTTCACAATTTGCAACTTCTGGAACTTCTAAGCTGAGAATATGTTTAGATGCCATGTATTTATTTTTTTAGAATGTAATTAAGCTTGCTTACGTAATTAATATACAAAAATTACTGCAATTATAAAATAAAAAGGGCAGGAGTTTTAGCTCCCACCCTTTTTATTATAGAAATCAAGTGTTAAACTTAAGGACAACTAGTAGTTGCACAATCTTCTTCAATTGCAACTGGAACTACAATACCTGTTAAGGCTGCAATAGCCTCCATTAGAGTTGCTACCGTAGCAGATTCTGCTGAGTCACATAAAGTTGAGATAGTATATAAATACTGATCATTGTCAAATACTCCTGTTGGATTATTAAAACGTGGAACACTATGTAAGAGATACCAACGGTCATATAGAGCTGTTCTTGTTACAGCTGCTTTAATATCATCAGAACCTTCAATCTCACGGATCCTTGCACTATCTTGGTTTCCTTGGTTATAAGGATTTTGCATGTAATTCTCTGTCATGAGAATTTCCCTTATAACAGTTTCACCTTGAGTGTTAGCCATTAATCCTGGAACATATGTTTGTGTTGCACAAGACTCATAACATGCATCACCACTTTCATCAATAAACATACCCACTAAACTAACAGGTTCTTTATTGTAAAAATCAGTGGTTCTGAATGAACAGTCACCAAATCTAGTATCAACGTATGCACCAGTAATAGTAATTTTACCACAGTTAAGTGCAGTAGGATCACCTGCTAAAGGTACATATGCATCAATATCTGGAACTGCTGTGTAAGTTGCACCACCATCAACAGATGTTTCTAAAACAATCTGAATAAATGGAGTTACAATTGGATCATGTACCAATGCTTGAGCAATTTTTCCTAGAACCCATGTAGGATCTAAGTATTGTTGACCATCTGCACAACAGTAGTTTCCTGTATCCACAGTTGCATAAGCATTGTGATTTAAGAATCTAAGTGCAGGAGACCCTTTAACATCTAGTCTAAACATGGGATCCTCTCCACAAGGAAAACATGCATCACATGATTCAAGAGTTAAAACTGCTGGAGTCATATCATTACAACATGTATGCCAGATCTTTGTAACATATCTAGGGTTGATAAATTTGGATTTAGTTGATTCCAAATAACCACCATGACCAGGATTATTACCAATAGTATCACTAGTATGTAAACTTCCTTGAGCTAACATTAGATGTTTTCCTAAGAAATTTTGAATGCCTAAAGCATCAAGAACACCATATGTTTCACCATCAAGTACTGCAAATTCTCCAGAGGTTAAATCCTGTGAAGCGTCAGCTAAATCAGTATCAACTGAATTTGCTAAAAATGCTTTTTGAAAAGCGTGATTAAAATAAGCCATAATTTTTAAATTTTATAAATAAATAATATATACATAATGTCTACATCTGTAGACCCATATTTAATATACAATTAATTTTCTTAATTGCATAATTTTTTAAGCTTCTTTTTTATTTTTGTCTACAAATGACCAAATTACACCTGCAGTAGATACCAGAATACCAATGATTTCTTGTACAACAGCATCTTCAAGATAACCTTTTGCTACTAGACCACCTCCAATTACTGTTAAAGCATGTCTAATTATTCCAAATAATTGTTCTTTCTTCATAATAATTAATTTTAGTTAGATCTTTCAGCTTGTTGAGTTCCTCTCTGATATTGATTCAATTCATCTATATCCCCTGCTAATAATGATGCAGCTTCATCTATAATCAATTCAACTATATCATCTTTAAATTCACAAAAAATATTAGTGGTAGTAACAATACCTGTATAAGGATCAACACAACCTTGTATTTCTATATTAATAGGTTTTTTATAATATGTTAATGTTGGTTTAACTACATCAAATTCTCTTCTATAAATTCTTATTTTATTATCAATTAATGTACAAAAGGTTTCTCCCCATTCAAAATCTGGTCTCTTCAAAGGATCTCTTAATAGTAATTGTACATTTGCTTCTTCAGCAAGATAACAAGTTAAGGTAAAAGGTTTAGGACAACATTCTGTACTAGCTGTAGTATAGACTCTTTTATATTCCATATAATCAGAAGGAAAATTTGTTCCTTCAAAATATGTATCAGTCACAATACCAGTTAAAGTTATTTCATTCAATAAGATTTGGAGGTCATCTACACGTCTTTTGGACATCTCATCCCCTTCTTTATAGATATTACCTCCATGAAGTTGTCTCCTACACCATTCTATCTGTGCTTTATTAAATGCTTCTACAACTTGCCAGCATTCAATATTATCATAGTCACTACTAGATAATTTATTAAGACGTTCTTCAACTTTTATTCTTATTGTATCATTATTCATAACAATCTATGTATTCCAATATTCTTCAACTTTTGCTAATAATCCAAATAGTGTTTCCTCATTTATTGGATTTTTAAGAAAATCAACAACTTCACTAGGTCTTTTACCTAATTTAACTTGTGTATTAAGATCTTCAATAAAACCATTACCTTTCATAGTTATTAATTTATAAGATAAGGCATCTTTTACAAGAGCTCTTATTTTTAGATCCTCCATAGTTTCATTAGACACAGCTAAAAAAGTTTCTGCAGCTCTTCTTTTGTTTCTTTCTATACCTGTTCCATTAATATATGTATCCATATTTTCATATAACACATCATTTGGAGTAGTTTTAGTATATAATGTACTTTCTGCATCAATAACTTTAGCAACATACATTAACTTAGTAACATTAGAATCATAAAGTTTTTGTAATTCAACAACTGCTCTATTTTTTATTTTTGTTAATTCAGTTCTTGTTCCTAAAGTCTCTTCTTGTCTATCTAAATAAAACTTAGGTGATGGATTAGCTGTTTTAGCTTCTTTTAGAGATTTACCCACTAGTGAGAATCCTCCAGCATTAATAGCATAGATTTTAATAAGATCATATGGATCTTTAATAGGATCTAAATAAACTGGATCATTTCCACATCTTAATGTAATACGTGACCAAAACTTATCATTATCAGGTTTTAAAAGTGTTACTTTATTCCAAAAAGCAGCATCTTCTGGATCAATAACATTAGCAGCTAATTCTTTTTCTAATTGAGCTACTGTTTCTCTTATTTCTTTAATCTTTTTTGCCTGTTGTTCAGTTGGCATCATCTTTACATCTGGAGCAAATTCATTTAATCCAGTTACAAATCTTTTAATACCATTGAGTTCTAAACAAGCTAGTTGTTCTTCATGATAAACACCATCATATAGTGCCATCCCATAATTTTCTAAGCCCATATTTTCTTTAGTCTTATCAAAAAATGGACGTATAGCTAAAGTCTTTTTTTTACCTTGCTGATACTTTTCTACAATTGTTAGTTCTTCTGCTTTCATTTTATTGTTGGTTTAGTTAATATTAATATACAAATTTATTGTTTATTATCCAATTAGTATAATTAAGGATAAATACTATAATAATTATTTATTGCTGATTCTATATTTCCTTGTATAGGATGGTTAGGAGCATTATAAAGGATAAGTTCTTGTATTTTTCCTTTAATAGTATATCCACTTCCATATGACCATAACTCGTATTCTGCTAAACCAGGTCCAGGATATGACCATGAAATGAAATTTATTCCAGTAAATGTAGCAAGTGTTTGTCCTGCTGTTGCGGGAGGGTCAGGGAGAGGAGGTACAAAATTAGACAAAGCATAAAAAACACTGTCTCTATCTACATTAGTAAATGGGCCACCAGCAGGTAAAGTTTTTGGTAATGCAACTCCATTTACATACCAATCATTAGGAGGTGAAGTGCCTGGAGAACTTCCATAACTTCCCGTAGTGGTGTTGGCATATTGTCCAGTTCCATAATAATCTCCTCCATGTCCTCCTCTTGCAAAAACAAATTTTTCATCTTCTATATATTGAACTGAGTAGTGGACTATATCAGTAGCTGTGGCTTCTAAACCAAACACATCCCATTGAAATAATGTATCATTACTCCCATCAAAGAATATACCTGGTTTTCCATTTACTTCATAGAAAGCTCCTGGAGCATTAAATGTAGGTTGATAAGCTGTGGCTGCTGTTTGGTCAAGTAAAAGTCCATTTCCACTTTGATCATACCATTGAACTACAGCTGTTCTTTGTGCAAGACCTATACCATCAGGATCAGAATATCCTGGTGCTACAACAAATTCTCCTAGATTAGTAGCTAAAGTAGTCCCTACTACTGCAGTTACAGGAGAATCCATACTTACTACATCATTACTATCAAAATCTATATCTACTACTTCTGGAAAAGCTATATTAATTCTACGTACACGTAATACACTTCCTATATATGTACTACTTAATTTTCTTAAGGAAAATGCCCCTAATGCATTAGGATAGTCATCTAAAATATATGTTATTCCTATATCTTGTTGTGCACTTGAGCAAACCCCAAATTTAGATATCATACTCATATCAAACTATATTTCCTACACCATCCCAAAGATTTATTCCTACTTTTTTAATTGTTATTGCAGTATGTTCTGATCCTCCAAAAACTGCTGTTCCTGCTCCTGGTGAAAATGTTGGACTAAAGAAATTAAAGGTTACTCCAACAGTTGCTCTTATTCTATATACATCTCCAGGAATTACAGTGGGTGTTGCCCAAAATAATGTAAATTCTGTTCCAATTGGAAAATCTATTGTTGCATCTAGAGGAATTAAAATTTGTTTTGTTCCAGCTACCCCTGTTGATATTAATCTTATATATTTATTTGCATAAGCTGTTAAAGTTGTAAAAATATCTATAGATGCTGCTGCATCAACTGTAGATATAGTTATTACTTCTGAAAAATCACTTGCTCCACTTGATATTTCTAATGTCTCATTTCCTCCTCCTGATGGAGTTAATGTTATTCCTGTTCCCTGAGTTAACTTAGTTCCTAAATATCCTGGAGTTGTATCAAATGCAGATACAGAAACCTTTTCATCTGAACTAGCTGGAATTGAATTTAAAGCTCTTTGTACATTCCTACGTTGCTGATCTAAATGTCTAAATCTTGTTACATAAGGCATACGTCCTGGTACTTTTTTTATAATAGTCATTGCATAAGATTTTCTTCCATTATCTTGATCATATAATCAAAAGTTCTAATGCTGAGTTACCCCAGCATAAGTTTGCAATACTACTGTACTACCATTACTATACCTATAGCATTCAAAGGTGCTGCACCACTCCCATCTGTCTGATATAAATCACCAGTTACTAGATTTGAATTTAATACAACATCTGCTTCATCTGCAAATGCAGGAAGAGTTAAAGCATCAATTAGCGTATTTACATGAGCTAATTTTGCTAATCCACCTGTACCATACTGATCTGCTCTGGCTGCAACTGTTAATGTTGCATCAGGAGTAGTTGCTGAAAATTTACTTGGTAATGTTCCCATTGTCCTATTTTTTTAAAAGTTAAAAAAAAAGAAAGGGAGAAGACTCAACTCCTCCCTGTCCCTCTTAAATTAGAATGAGCCTCCCGTAATAGGATTCCTCATAACAATTTTTAATACTTTGGTTGGATCCTTAACCCAGATAGCTGGCATGGTCTGCGTCATATAGACACGGTAACCATTGAACTGTCCAGAAGAGGAGAAACCTTGGCTTCTTCCCATATAATCCATTGTACCATTTTGATAGAACCATTTCAATTGGTTATCCCAAGAAAGTTTCAACAAAAAGATGTTGTCATTTCCTTCATCAGTGACATCAAAGATCACAAAGCTATAAGAGCTAAGAGGTCTTCCGTCAATCAGAGGATTCTCAATATCATTAGTATGTAGGTTATCAAAAGCTGGATTTAATACAAACTTAACATTTGCTAAGAATGGGATAGTATAACTAGTATACGCAAACCCATAATCTAAATCCATTCCTTTACCTGTTACTGCTCCTACATCAGAAGCATTAACAACCATACCACTACCAAATACTTCATTGGCAATTGATCTGTTCACTAATTGCATTCCACCAATTCCTGTTTGTACAATTAACTTACGTTTAGGATCTGGTCCTTGAAATTCAACTTTACCTTGATAGAAGTTATATAGTTCAGTTTTGAACATATCTAAAGTAAATGAAGATTTATTATAAACTCTTTTGAAAGAGTTATCTAACTGTCTCCATAAACCAACAGACATCCTGATATCATCTGGACCATCTTGTTTAACTCTACCACCATGACCCCACATTAAGTAAGTTTCAATGTCATTAGCAATTTTAGATAAATGAGCTGCTTCAAGATTTGTTAAGAAAGTTCTTGTTAACCTTCCATCTTCAAATGCTTCTCTTGCACCTGCTTTACCCATATTAGTTACTAAGTCTTCAATAGTTGATACTGAAGGATTAGCATCTTGATCAAAATTTCTCCAGATCTCTGTAACAGGTACTGTACCATCTGCATTCATACCACCTTTGATCATAAGATCAGCACGGCTTGAAATTGAATAATGTACATGTGCTTCTGCTCCTCCTACAAAGTTATAGAATTCACGGAAACCAGATCCTGTCTCAATGTCTGAGAATCTTTCACCATATTCTCCTCTAGCAGAACCCTTTCTGAAATACTTAGTACCAGATTCAAGAAATCTATTATCTAAAGTAGCAGTGTTATCATTATTTACAAGTTGTACAGTATAGATAAATCCATCTCCTGCAGGAATAATATCATCTGCAGTGATGTATAATTCAGAACCGTTATACTTGTCATAAGTGATAATATCACCATGTCCAAATGTTCTTTTGGATAATTTAATTTTGAATGTTTGTCCATCTACACCCTTGTGTAAATTATTACATTCAATATCTACCACTATAAAAGGTAGATCCTGTGCAATAGGGGTTTGCCACTTATACTCACCACGTGCATTGTCCACATTGATTGTATTCTTACCACCAAACGAAGCCATTTGATATAAAGGCATCTCCACTTTCTGTGTCATTGCCCATAAATCAACTGGTCCCAAATCCATAGGTTCAGCAGAACCTAGAAGTTGAGTTAGGTGATATGAATCAATATGAGAACTAGTTTTGTAGTTAGTGTCTCGCAGGAAAATCCCATTGTTTAAAACTGGAGTTGCCATAATTGATTAATTTAATTTAGTTAATAATGTTTAAAATCTTTTAAAAATGTTGTTGTTTTGTCTTGGAAGCTTTTTCTTTTTAGGTTTATTAGCATCTTCTTCATTCTCTATACCTAATGAGTTTCCTGATCTATCAGATTGAGCAGTTTTTAATTTCCTTACTGTATTTTCTACAGACTGCTGTGCACCTTTTTCCATTATCCTATCTTTATAACCTTTTGGATCTTGTAAGAGCCATAAAGCTTCTGAAACTAATTGATAGTTAGGTTCTACAAATTGATATTTTTCTAGAAGATGACCTAATAGATTTGTGTTTTTTCCACTTATAGATGGATAGTTAGGTTGTACTAAACCATTATATAACATAGCCTGTACTTTTTTCTCTATTTTAATATCTCCTAATGTTCCATCTTTTAAAGTATGATAAACATTATCCATATATTGTTGTGATGCTTTCTGTTGTTGTTCAACCATCTTTTGTTGTTCTTGAAGACGTTGTGATACAATAGATTCTTGCATCTTATCTAACTTAGGTTTAAACTTTGAAGCTTGTGTTTCTAGTTTTCCTAAATCTTTCCATATTTCTATTTCTTCTGATATTTCATTTACATCTCCATATCCTGTAGCTGTAAGATATTCTTTAATGATTTGCTCCTGATCTTTTTCTTTTTTTACATCTAAATCTCTTGTTTCTTCTACAGTTGCTAATGCTGAAAATAAACCTTTAAGATCTTGTCCACCATCTGCTACATATCTTGCTGCAATTTGTAATTCTTGAGGTAAACTTTCAAAAAACTGTTTAGGAGATTCCCTTCTAACTTCATTAGCTTTTTCTTCTAAGTTAGCATTGATTAATTCTTCCCAATCTTTAGTTGTATAATCAACTAATGATTTATCATCATCAAATGGAACAATTTTATCATCTTTAATAAGTCTATCAAATATATCTGCTATTCCTGATGTATTTTTCTTACCTATTGTAGTTACTGTTTCATCTACTGTTTCTGGTCCATCTACTGCATCTATAGCAGCAAATGCTTCCTCAGTCTCATTTGTACTTGGTTTTTCTGATACTGGTTTAGTAGATTCTTCTGTAGAAGTTTCAGATGTTGGTTCTTCTTTTACTTCTTCTTTTTCTTCTACTTTTTCTGCTACATCTGTAGGTTCATTTAAAAAAGAAGGATCAATATTTTCTTTTCTTGTAAAAACATTTGGTTTTTCTGGTTCTTCAGGCAAAGTAATTGCCTCAGCACCTGGAGTGCCGTTAAAGATCTCATCAAGATTTACATCTTCTTGAGTTACCTTAGTTTCTACTGTTTGTGTTTCTGTGCTCATAATGTTGTTGGTTTAAAGTTTTGTTTATGATTACTTGCTCTATATACAATATAGTTCAAATTTAGTTTATAAACCTTAAAAATTTTAGTGAAAATATATTTATTCTGTAGTATATAGCTAACACCTATTTTTTATCTTAATCTTTTTTCTTCTTCTTCTTTTTATTATCAGATTGCACATCATATTTATTTTTATTTTCACGTGCAATTTCTAGATTTTTATTAGCTATTTCTCTGCGTGTAGCCATTTCTTCTCTACTAATGTTCATTTTATTTTCTTCTTGAGCATTATTAATAGCAGATTGTTCACGTTTAAGATTCATTTGCTCTCTATATTCATCTCTCTGTCTTATCTCTTGCATAGCATCTTTAAAATCTCCTTCCTGGTTTTGGTTAATATCTACCATAGAACCCATTCCTGCAGATCTTATTTCTGCAACAGTGATATCCTTCTGTCTTTCTTTTTCATTTTCTTCAGCCTGGAATTGTAACTTCATCATTTCTTCTTGCTGTTTAGCTGCTATCTGTTCTTGTTGCATTTGCTGTTGCATTTGCTGTTGTTCCATTCTTTGTGCTTCACCTTTCTTCTCAGAGTCTTTTAAGATATCTGTAACTTCTGCAATTGAATCAGATTTAATAATGCTTCCCAAATCAAATATAGATGCTCCAGATGTATTATTAGTGAGTGCTAATTGTTTTAATTGATCTAATATAGCTCTGTGGTTTGTTCTAGTTGTACAGAACACATTAAAATCTCTTAGTAAGAGGTCTGTTCCATTTATCTGAAAGTTTACTTTTTCAGCTTCAGAATTAATATATGTTAATCTTACACTTGGATTAGTACTATAATAGTATTGAGCTAAATCAGTTCTCATTTGATGAACTCTAGGCATAAGATTATCTGAATGATTAGTAAAATATATTTCTGTTTGTGCATATGATGCTTGTACTGCCTGAGTTACTCCTGTTGCTGTTTTCTGTGCTATAGGAGTTCCTAATCTTTCAGGATTTACCCCTATTGCTTCAAAACATTGTTGTTTAAAATGATTAGCTAACTGTATTCTTGACATTAATCTATTTGTTTGTTCAAGATTTAAAGTCTGATAATGTTGGAAATTAGTAGCATTCTCTGTATTAGTTATACTAGTATCCATAGGCATCATCCCAAAGTCTTTCATAGCTACATAAGCTTTAGCTAGATTATTCTTTCCCCAATCCTCACCCATTGAATGACGTGGTAATGCATTCTGATCAAACATAATAACTGTTCCAAGTTCATCAACTAGAATATCAGCTATCTGATTATTAACCATATTATAACCAACTTGATATGCTTTCATTAGATCAACTAATGATGTAGATCTTGTATTTCTATCTGAGAATACTCTTCCTTCTACAGGAAGTTTACATCCATATAAACTATTATCTCCTTTAAACTGAAAAGGGATACGTGATGGTTTTTGTCTGTTTATTCCTAAATATATAGGATTAAGATTATCAGACATATCCTGTCTCCAAAATGCTGGAAGATTAGGTCCTATCTTTACTCCCCCACATACTTCATTTATCCAGATCCATTCAACATGTTCTCCTTCAACTAAAGTATCCTTTGTCTTATTCTTAAATAAAGTTGTATCATAAATAGCTTTAGTATTAATCTTATATCCTTCATCTATTATTTCTTGATAGACATGTCCATCTTTTTTAATACATGTTAAATGACCCACCTTTCTTTGTGTTTTCCAATAGGTTGTTGTAACACGCATTAATTCTCCTTGTCCCCAAATATGCACATCATCTCCTTCACTTAATATCCAACTAAGTATATCTCCTCCTCCTTCTGGACTATTTTGCCAATTACTTATAAATTGCCTATATCCTAAAGATGGAGAACCTACATTCCATTCATGAGATCTTGTAGGATCATAATATGAACCATCATTTTGTACTCCTGTAAGTTGATACATTGCTGATCTGGCTGGATAAATACGTTGTAATGATTCTAATTGTTTCTCATTCATAAGATACCCATATCTATCAATCACATCAGATACAGTCATTAAGTCTATTTTTCCTGCCCAATTTCCATCAGCTATATATCTTGCATCTGGAGATTTTTGATAGAATGTAAGTACTGGGTTCCATAATTCCACTTCATAATCATCTTCTAATAAACGGAAATGCCAGAACTCTCTATCTGTAACTAACATATCTCTAAATCCCCTTTCTTCTAATTCCTTCATTTTGAATCTCTCATCATCTACATTTAATTGATGAGATGCCCATTCCTCAACCATACTTCTATAAGATTTAGAAAAGAAATCTTCTATTTCTGGTAATGTTTTTAATTTTTCAGGATTTAATTCTTGTTGTGCTTCTTGAGATCCAGGATCCATACCCATTGAAATCATCTTCATAACTAATTGCATTTCTGCATCAGCTAATAAATTTTCTTCAACAAGTACTCTTTTTTGTTCTAACATCTCATTATATGATGCATCATCTACAGCTCTAAACTGCACTTTAGAAAATCTTTTACTAAATTCTCCAGATAATACATTTATTACATTTGGTATAATAGGATAAAATTTAAGTTCTAATGCTGTTGCATCTTCTCTTGTTAACATATCCATTACTCCCTTATACTCATTATCTTCCTCAACTATATAATCTGTTTTATCAATTATTCCCTTTGCAAGTTTATAGTTCTTTAATAATTTCCTAGAATTTATTCTTAAAAATTGTAGTCACTGTAATTCTAACCAATCCAGATTCCATGCAAACCAATCATCATCTTTCTTTTTTGCTGTTAGGAATTGTAATGGTTGTGTTAAACTACTAGTTGTTGGATAGCCACTTTCTGCTTTGGCTCCATTCTTCATTTGCATTGCATTAAATACCTTCATTATCTGAAATTTTTAAAAGGGGATTTTTTAAATTTCTTTTCTCCTATTGTTTTTATTCTTCCTCCCATATTCCTAAATGGATTATACTTTAATTTATATAAATTTTGGGAGTTTTGCAAGTTATTTGCATCATCTCTTTCTACACGTTTAACATATCCTCTATTAGATTGCTGTACTTTTGCAAAAGCAATCAATGCTGAAAATGCCACAAGTCTGTCAACATTAAGTCCTGGAAAATAAGCTAACATTTCTTTAATTAACATTTGATCTGGTATTCTTTCCACTCCAAATGTTACATTCATTACTTCTCCATTTTCATCTGTTTCCTCATCAATTTGCTCTCTTATATATTCAATTGCATAAGATATCAAATGACTCTTAAAAAGTGTACCTGTATTCTTCCATCCATATTCTTGATATACTGTTCTGTTTGATCCAAGATCTTTTAAAAAAAGTATTTGTTGTTTAGGAACTAAATACTTTTGTTTTCTTTTGGCTATCATATGCTGAATAAAAAGAGAAATATTATTCTCTATAATAGTCCATGCTTTGTACCATTCAATAATTAATTCAAGTTGTTCATGTGTTTTATTTATATCATCATATCTTCCACACCATGATGCTACTATTTTATCTTTTTCAATAAAATGTTCAATACCATTACTAGTTTCACGTGTTACTTCTACAGGATTCTTATATACAAAGATGGAACATAGTGAGTCAGATGTAGTTGTCTTTCCTTCTGAAACAGGATCAACAGAAGCATAATATGTTCCAAAAGGAGGATCTGCTATAGGTCTTTCCCATACTATTATTGAACCAGTTTTATCTATAGCTTTTCTAGATACTGGAAAATCTGAAATAGGTAATTTAGTTGTTGTAACAGATTTAATTCCTTTTTCTGTTCTTTCTAATTTAACAAGATCATAAGGATAAACCTTTTCTTCAATACGTCTTAATTGATGTGATAATATACTTTGTGGAAAGATTGAAGCCTTTCTATAGGCAAATGCTTCTGCTATATTGGTTGGCTTCTGGGAGATTCTAAGTTGGTACTGTTCTGGACTCAAATCTTTTTTCCATTGTTCCCTTTCTTTCTTAATAGCTTTTAAAGATGGTTCAATTAAAGAATTTCCAAACTTATCTATATGAGGAATCATTGACCATTGCTCAGGAATAAATAATCCTGCTAATCCTATTGTACCTTTATCATCTAAAAGATTTGTTTCTACTGCATATATATCACTAGCTTCTGGAGATAATATCATTGTTTTAAGTGGCTCACACTGATCAAGATCACCAACTGATCCAGCTGCTATAAACATTCCTGTAGTTAACATTCCTGAAGACATAGCAGGACGTAAGTACTCATAAGTTATTCCCATCTTAGGTGCTATTCCTGCTTCTTCATGAAAGAAATATGTACACGGTCCACCTACTCCTGTTGTTGCATTCTTTTCAAAAGATGCTCCTTGGATCTTTGATTTTAATCCTCTAGATGTTTTTCTATTAGCAATTTTTACTTCAATCTGTTGTTGCCATAATAAGACCTTTTCAGGATTAGATGGTCTATACCATGCAGTATGTTCATTAAGAAATGATTTATACTCATCTAAAAACTTCCAAGATCCTTTATCATTTATATAATCTTTAAGTGATGCTCCTATTTTACATATAGAACCTTCTTCAAACCAATACTGATTTAAGAGTTTTGCCATATGAAAATATGATGAAGCTATTTGTCTTTTCTTAAGTATAGCTGAATGTCTATCATGTAATTCTGCCAAGATTTCATAAAGAGCCATATGATATTGTGCATCTCTTACTTTAGCAAAACCATATTTCTTTTCTTCCTTATCAAATATTGGAAGAAAATTTAACCACATATAATAGTCACGTGTTATATACCATATATGTTTTTTTCCATGATAAATTACACCTTTTCTACACTTATCTTTTTGATCATCCCAATAAGCAGTATAATCCTTTGATCTAAAAGGTTTATTACAATAATAACCTTCCTTATTAAATATATGAGCTTGTTTATTAAAAAGTAATGATGTTGTACTAAACTTATATTGACCAGGTTCTCTAAATAATGTTAATAAAAAACTTCTAAAATCTTCTTCACTATTAAATTCAGTAGTGATCCATTTACCATTTTTATATGTAGGTATAGAACTATACATCAAATAAATTTATATCCATATTTTGTTTTAATCTTTTTAAAGATTCTATCTTTTTTATTACTTCTAGGAATATATGAAGAATTAATTTTTTTTAAATCATTATAAGTTAATTCTACCTCATCTCCCACCTTTCTTCCAAAATAACTTACTCCTTTAGAACTATTTCTCATATAGACTAAAATATTATAATCAAACTTTTTAAAAGACATGGGATGTTGATGTGTCATTTTTCTAAAGGTTACTTGGTGTTCAGCTATTACATTATCATTATAATTTTTATCATGATGTTTTAATACATTAATAAAATAACATTCATCTGGAATATGTGCATCCTTAAATATAGTATTTGTATAATCATGAGTTACAACCAGTTCTGCATGTTTTCTAGATAATATCATCCACTGTGAACATAAATGAAAATCATCCAAGTTATGTATACCTATTTTTTCAGGATTTTTTAATGTATCATACTTCTTTTGCCTAGATGTCTGATATGTCATTATTTTTTGAATCCATGATTTATTATTTTGAGATACTATTTTAGTATAAACAATATCAAATGGATATAATGGAATACAACTTTCTGATAACAAATAGAAATACTTATTAGTAGGATCTTTTAAAGCTTCTTTTAATAAAGCTATTGTTGCTTTTACTAATCCTATCTTTCCCCATTCAGTTTCTACTTTCTCTGGTATTTGTGCTTTTAATAAAAAATCCTGATCAATACTTTTTACATCTTTTGTGTGGGCATATATATTACACTTATCTTTCCCCTCCTTTAAAAACTCATATATAAGACTTGGTTGATGTAAATTTCCTTTTGTCAAAAACATAAAAGCTATTTTATCTTTATTTGATGTTTCTAATTTTAAAGGTTCTTTATATTCTTTTGGTTTTACAATTACTGGCACTAATGGTTTAGTCCTATATATCTTTTTATTTTCAGAAAGTTTAACAATCTTATAATATTTCCTTCTTATCTTAGGTATATTATGTATTTTTTCAAATGTATTCCACATATGAGATCTTCTTTTCCAATCTTTGACCTTTTCTAATTCACGTCTTCCTCCTTTTTTAGTTGACTCTTTAGGATTAGTACATTGAACATCATCTATAATAGCAAATCTTTCTTTTTCATCCCATCCATTTGCCCATATATATAAATGATCTATACCCCAACCTATTAAAGAAGAATCATACATCTTCATTAAATTATTTAAAGCTTTTTTAGTTAATAAAGGAGTATTGACTTCTATATAGTTTGTATATCTAAAAAGAACTCCTGGATTATGTTTTGTTATTCTATGAGATATTCTACTCTTTTCATCAAATGAAGGGCCACATATCCAAAAATCATGTGCTTGTGACATTATAAATAATTTATTAATATCTTGAGTGCTTATTATAATATCATCATCTACAATAAAGAATCTTTCATATTTACTTAGATTTTTAGTTTTATAAATATGTTCAAAATTCTGAAACTTAGAACCCACTCTTTTTTCTATGTAATCTACTTTAGATTTATATCTTTCATAGGTCTTTTCATTACTTCCATAATATACTACCCATACATCATATTCACGTTCTACATCTAACCAAAGATTATCAAAATCAGTTCTATCTCCTGCTGATGTAAATACTAAATTTTTCATAATTTACATTTGATCATATGCTAATCCTTGTCCTCCTCTTACCTGACTTTCTTGTTCTTGTAGCATATCTGTAAATGCTCCTTTATAGGATTGTCTTATTGAATCAAACTTAGAAGCTACATTAGTTAATGATGTAAGATTACCATCTCTTCCATGTTCAATGGTTGTTGTTTCCATATATCTAGCCATTTTATCTAATACAGATTTAATACCTTTATATGCTCTAAATGTGGGAGTTTCATATAACTGTATACATCTCTCAAGAGCATGGGTAATCATAGGATCATCTAATGAGACATCTAAGTTTACTTCATCAGTAACAATATCTTCTTTTTCATGTTCTGGTAAATTAAAAAAAGGATTCATATCAGGACTAGGACATGTCATATAAAATAAATATTGTAATATATTCATATGCTCTTTGGGATATGTATCTATAATGTTTTTCAGAAATGTTAATGTATAACAATGTTCTGAAGGAATAACCTTTCCATTTTCTATATCAAATATTCTTACTAACATGATTATCTTTTAGCCACATAATAATACTCCTTATTTCATCTTTTAAATAAGGTAATTTATAAATCTTTATATTTTCTATCACAGGTTCACCATTTACTAATTTACTAATAGGGTAACCATTCTTATCAGTATCTGCTTGAGCAAACTTTACATGTTGTATAGTTAGGTCACCTATTTTAAGTTTTGGATTATGTTTCTTTATAATATACGCATATAAACTCAATTGTATATTATAGTGATTTAAATTACAATCATCTAGATGCCCTAAAGGATTATACATTTTCTTTGTATTACCCTCCCAATTAGTATAACCTTTTTCCTTTATTTCTTTATTAGTCTTATAATCTGTTATATTAATTTTACCTTTTACAATTTCTACTATATCAGCCTGTCCACAGATCCCAGCAGACTTTAAATAAACTAAATGCTCAGGATAAACACCTTCTTCTAATTTCTGATCAGAAGCAATCTTAATTCCATTATTGTCTATAATAGGTTTAATAATAGGAACTTCTATTCCCTGTCTCTCAATTGTTTTAAAGTCTAATATATCTGTCTCACGTTGGTTATGATACCAATTCCCTAAATTAATAGCTCTCTCTGATTCACCATTCCAAGCAGCCAGGATATCTTTCTCTTCCATCCCATACCACTTAGACTTTTTATTCTTAGCTGATTTTCTTGCCTGAGCTTTTGAATTAAACTTAGGTTTAAACATACTTACAAAGGAGGTTACACTAAGCCATTTAATATTCTCCTTTTCCAGATTCTTATTTAGACTTTCATATATATGTCCATCTTCTTTAAATATTACTGCCATGATTATTTAATTTATATTTTTGTTCCCTTTTTTCCTTGCCACCATCTTTTATGTTTTTTTCTCATCTTAGAATAATCTTCTAAACTTTTTCTTTCATTTAAAGGACACCAAGGATCATCCATATGTAAAGCATAATATGGTGTAAGTCCATAATGTTTATTATATTTTAATTGTGATGCATTAACTTTTGCACAAAATGGTGTAGCAAAGTAACCCATTCTTTTTCCTGGGGGTAAATAAAATTTTCCTACATCTTGATATAAATCTCTTTTGATGGCTGCTACACCTAATCCTGATTTAGGAATAAGTACATATTCCTCTGTTATATATTTTACATCTGGAACATTATGTGCTCTATTCCAATTAAATATAGATACAATTCCACAATCATTAAATGTATTATATGCATTAAGAGTAATTAAATCCCAATCTCTATAAAAATACATATCATCATTAGCCATTATAAAAATATCTGACTTACTTTGATCTATAATATGATTAAAATTCCATGCAGTTCCCATATTTTTCTTATTATAAATAACCTTATAAATAAGTTCTCTTTTTTGCATATGTTCTAACCATTCTACAGTTCCATCATCTGAATTATCATCAATAATAAATAATCTATAAGGTACTGATGTAGAGGCAATAATACTCCAAATACATTTTTCTAAATAGGTCAATCTATTATAGGTAACAATACATATATCTAAAGGAAAAATATCTGTACATTGAGTTAATATAGTTTGCTTTAATTTACTCATTCTTTATATATTTTATAATCAAATGCCGTTTACCTTCTTTTATACAATTTGCTGAGATACCTAATAATGTTTTAAAATCCTGTGGATAAAGTGTCCAATGGTGTAATTTAACTCCTCTATCTAAAGAACTACCTGGATATGGTACAGTAATAAATAAACAACCTCCTATTTTTAAAGCCTTCTTCATATTTAATATAAGTATTTTAGGATCATCTACATGTTCTAATGTTTGTGAACATATAATTAGATCCCATATGGCTTTTGGTTCCCATTTAATAGAGTCCTTTACTTTAAAAGTTATGTCTTTATATTCTTTACTTGCTTCAGATATTGCTAAGGGTGAAAGATCATGTCCTTCAATATATACATCTTGGGGACTTTGTTCTCTTATCCATTTCAATGTCTTTCCCATACCACATCCTATTTCTAATATTGATTTATATTTCTTTTTTAACAATGTAGATAAATAAGGAATCATCCATTCATTAAATCTTTCTTTTAATGGTGTGAGTTTAGAATAATGTTCCTCCATTTTTTCTATTGTATTGGGATTAATAGTATATCTTTTTTTCATATAGTTTTTTTCTCTAAAGGATAATGTACTTTTTCCCAAAAGATACCATCTATAGTCATCTTTCTTCGCCAACTTACTATATATTCTTCTTCATGAACTTTACCTATTATTTGGTTCATCAACTTTTTCAACATTTTCATCTTCTAAATTTTTTAGTAATTCTTCTTCTAATTCTTCTGTCATATAAGATTTCCACCTTCCTATAGGACATTCTGCAGAGAGTGCCCTCATCTTCCATGCTAAACTACAGCCACATTCTATACAACATGGTTGTGTACCTGGAGCAGTACATTTTGTACCCACGTAATCTATATGTTTACATATTTTACAATTCTGCCATCTTACTTTAGCAACTGCTTCAATATGCTCCTCTTTAAATATATTATTTTTTACACCTTCCAGAATCTGATCAAAATTCCCAAAGGCTTTCATTAGTTTTTCTAGATTCATCTTGCATTATTTTTATTAACATGTCTGTTTCTTTTTCATCTAATGTTGCTGGATCTATATGAAACTCTTCATTATCACATATAATAGTTATTACATCATTTGTAAAATGCCAACGGCAATCATACATCTTTCTTAACCACTTTCTTATTTCAGTTTTTTCTGTTATATTTTCTAAATGTTTTTTTGTCATCTTGCATTTTATTAACCATTACAAGTGCATCTTCCAAACTTTTAATTTTTTCTTTTACACTTACATGTTTTTCATATCCCTTATAAGTCATCTTCTTTAGATTACCTAATATATCTTTTTGTCTATTAATAGCTTTTTCCAATTTTTTCTTACGTAGACTAAATGTACCTAAATTATCTACATAGATCTTTGGGAAAACCATTTCAGAAAGATTACGCCTAACTTCAGAATAATAAAAAGAAATAAAAGATTTAACTACTTCTGGTGATAATCCCACCTGATCAGCTATATTCTCAATGAATATTTTATGGTCTTTGGGATTCAACTCCTAGAAATTTATAATCTAAGAGGATTGTACCTTCTGTTTGTATGTCCATTTCATTGCAAATACGAATACTCTTTCTATTATTACCTATTTTATTAACTAAGTTCTTTTTTTCTGCTTTTGTAATTGCATTTCTTGCTGATTGAGGACTTTTAAAGATCTGTTTATCAGAAACAAATTTACAGAAAGAAGTTAATTCACAATCTCCTATTCTTGCAAGTTCTGTTAAACAGTTTAAGTCAGATAAACTAATTTGAATATCATTCAAAAAACAAAATGTAAGGATCTGGTATTTAATAACACCATCCTTTGACATCTTTACCTTTTTTTCTACTTTGTTTACTAATGCCATTATGTTATGTCTTTAGCTTCTATCAACGTATATGTGAAGGTGGTATATTTTGATTTAGTAACAATATCCATAAACTCATCAAAATCATCAGGATCTTGAAAGACCTGACATCCTGCTGAATACTTGTTTACATAATTTGTTGGTTTATATGCAGAGCTACGATGAATATTTATTCCAAACCACCCTTCAGTGATTGTAGCATCATCATAGTCATAGATGTCATCTTGATTTCCATCTCTATATACCTTTACCTTCCCATTACGCTGACACAGGGCTTTATATTTACCCTGATGTTTATCTATTTTATATACATCTTTATATTGTCCAGCTGCTAATATTGCACAACCATCCTTATTAAGTGGATGACCAAGCCAATGTAATCCTGGATCTGTAGTGGCAGACCATGCATGAAACCTCCACTCATCTTTTACTTTATACGACAGAGTAATAAAATCATCATAATGATCCGTTACAGTTAAGCCCTTATTATTTCTAATCCCTACAATATTCAATGAAAGACCTTCTGTATTATATTCATACCCTAGTTCTTCTATTGTTTTTTGGATTTCATCTCTAGACCACTTGATCTCATTCTCTCCTAATAGAACAGCCCAGGTCTTTAAGCCTACTATTCCATCTGCCTCAAGTCCCACTGCTTTTTGTAAATCTATTATAGCCTTTTCTGTCTTTGGACCAAAACCTCCATCTGGGGTTAAACTAAGTATCTTCTGAATGATTACTACTTCATCACCACTATCTCCCTTACGTAATGTATTCATTACTCAGTTCTTTTCAAGGTTCTTTTGGGAACTTGATCTACATCAAAGTCAGCTCCTGCTTGGGCTGCTGCAAAATCCTGTTCTGTTTGTCCAGGTACACTTCCATTTTCCTCTTTAGGAGCCATTGCCTGAGCCAAGAACATTTGTGCCTGCACTCTTTCTGCACGAATCTTTTCTATATCCCTTAAGACTTCTTCATACTCTCTTTGAACTGTAAGATGTTTGATATTTTCTTTATAATAAGCAGTGATCTCTTCTCTTCTTTTCTCTAATTCTGCTTTTGATAGTTCTACCTGTTCATCTGAAGGATTCTCAGGAACAACTTTTTTTGCTTTTGCCATTTTAGTTGGTTTTAATTAAACAATAAACAAATATACACTTAAAGTTTAAATAAATGAAGTTTAATTATTTAAATATATCTGAAAGACTCATTTCTGTTTTCTTTCCTCTCATTATATTAGATACATTTTTTCCATGCACCATTATTTTTCCTCCTATCTCATTTCTCTTTATAATCTTTACATTTCTAACTTTATGAATTCGTGTATGCATCTGACTAAAACAATGAATAGAAGGAATAGGTGAACAAATTGATAAGAACATAGTAGTATGGGGATATTTATATATATTGTTTTGTTTTCCATTAGTATAGATTATTTTTTTAAAATCTACACATACAATTCCAGTATATGGTTCATTTTTGATTGATTCTTTAACTCTTTGTATATAATCATTAGCATACATATCATCAGTATCTATTCTGGATGTTATGATTCTTTTATGTTTACTCAATTGACGCATTCTTGCAAGAAATTCATTTAATCCTTCATACTCATCATCTTGATTAATAGTGATCTCTCCTTTTCCAACATATAATATATGATACTTTAAATCATACTCATTATATAAAGCCCTTATCTTATCAAGAAAATCTATTGGAGTATCAGGATGTACTAATAATAGTATTTTAAACTCTTTATTGGTTTGGTTACCTAAAGATCTTACAGTATCCTTATACATCACAAATCTTTCCTCTAACCATTCTCTTTTTAGATGACTATTTCTGCCATGTATCTTTATATTAAATCTATTAATTACAAAATGTTTCATCACGAATTATGTTCTCTCAACACCGTTTACTGAACAGACTTTAGCTCTGCACATTTCTCATATTCCTCCCTCTCCTCAAAGAAACGGATAATCACATCCATCTCCCTCATATTAACCCCCTCCTGTGGATCATGAGCCATTATAGCACTTCTTCCCTGACCATGATTACCTGTCATCAATTCCTTAAAAGACAGTTTATTAGTTAAAACCCTATAAGAGTTCTCATAAGCTAATTCCATCATCCTTCTTTCAAGTTCCATCTCCTCAACTTCTGTGAGTTCCTTCTCTTCTTTGCCATTTAATTCTCCCATAATTTTTTTATTTTCACAAACCTTTCTATACAAGAATATACAATATTTCTCACACATTCCCCCCATCCCTAAATAAAAAGTTATGTGTGTTATGTGCTTAAGGGGTCCTACTATTCTGCTCCCCAGCTTATTTTTGGGTGCAGTGCACCCCTTAGCTTTATTTATTCATTAACCTAAAATTAAAATTTTATGGCAAATTCAGTATTTATGCATAAGATAGTGAAGAACACTATAGTATGCGTCACAGAGAAACTTTCAACCATTGAACAAACAATCAATGGTCAGAAAGTGCATGTAAGAACACAAGCAGACAGAACCTTTGGTCTGCTTTGCTTGGTGGATGACAAGGGTAAGACCCTTGATCCACTTACACTTGGCTTGAAGCAAGGGGATGAAATCCCCAACTTCAAGATGTCTGACCAGCCAGTGCTGGATCAGGACACCAAGGAGCCCACTGGGCTCTTCTGGGTGGAAGCTGCGTAGCTTCTTCCAGGACTGGGCAGATCAGCCCAGTTTGGCAAGTGAACACACATCATTGGGACTGTTAGACCACTCTAAGGAGCAGGTTAACAGCCCCAAGCTTGATGTTTTGTTTTGTTTTTGTGTGTTTGTAAGGAACAAGAAGTAGTCACATTCATACTATTTCATTGCTTCTATACATACATATCTTCTCTTTAACCTATAATAAATAACATAGCTATGACTGAACTAACAATATTAAAGAACCTACTTAAAGAAGAACAAGCTAAAGTTAAAAAGCTTGAAGAACAGCTGGTTGCCGTCAAGGCTTTATCAAATAAACTACACTATGTTTTGTGGGATGATACTTCTTTAGAGAAAGATAGTAACCTGCATGATTAAAATATGGGGCTGAGGTTGGCTTTGACTGATGCATTTGTTTATGCATTGGTGTACGTGGGTTCAATTCCCACCAGTTCCACTTGACAAGGGTAAAACCCTTTAAACCACCAGAACTGGTCCATTCTGGAGATGATCAGTGAACTTAAGCACGTTGGGGAGAGTTGGTAGCTTCCCACTAATGGACATATTATTCACTTTAAATAATTTATTATGGCTTTAGATAATCCTTATAATATAACTATCAATGATCACTATTGGTGGTGGAGAGAAGCTGTTACTCATCTTGAATCACAAGGTGTTAAATATATTGGTTGGGCTAATGGTGGTATTGCATATCCCAAAGGAGATCATGTTGATCTTAGCCAAGGTGATTTTGGAAATAATACTACAGTTAGTTTCTATCCTGAAACCAATGAAGTAATATGTACTGATATGAGTTGAACATTGTTAACTAATTAAATTATTATAATGGAAATTGAAGACATTTATCAAGGAAGAAAACCACATTTAGAATGTGATGTCATTTGTATTAAAATAAAAGGATGGGATGATCTTATCTTATTAGAGAACCATGTTGATAACCGTAGGTTGATGAGAGAGTTCAACAAGAGAGAGGTATTGAAAAAAATGGATAATAACAAGCCATTAACTGGTATTGACTTAGCATTCTTTGAAGAATCATTGAAAGATGAAGAAGGATGGTAAAGATAAAACATATAGCAGTGGGTAGGTAACCACTCTGAAATAATAGGAGGCAAGGTTCAAGTCCTTGCATTGCTACAACATTTCTCACTCAAATTGATAATTATGCCTGAATATACAGAAGAACAATTAGAAGAAACCTTGAAGATATGGGAATATCAAGGTATTTATGCAGCTATGGATTATTTCTATGGTTTGGATAATAATGAAACCCACATTTCTTTACAAAGTAAAATCAAATAGTTATGCCAGATAAATATTATGAAGGAATGCAAGAATTAACACTTACTGATGGTGAAACAATCTATACTGGTTGGCCATCAAAGAAAGAAGACTTCTTTGAGTACTATGCTTCTTTGGATATAAATCCTGAATCAAGAACAGATGTGGAGGAAGTCATGAATCATTACAATCCTATGTCTGATATTCCTGGTACAAGAACATTTATGAAAACTCTTTGTAACAAGGAGAAATCTCTGGGTTTAATGGAGTTTTTATGGTATATCAACTGTCATGTTAGAAATAATCTTAGAGATGAACAAAATAGTTTATCTAATAAAATGGATTATGTAGATCAAAAGTCTGTTTACTATGAAAGTATGACAACTAGATATAATCAGATTTGTTTTGAACTAGTTTGTATTTTTATACATGATGCATGAAGAGTCTTTTGACTTTTTTTGTATCTTTATCATAATCCCTAAAAGAATAGGTCAGCACTTTAACTTTAACCAAAACTGAAGAGGTTGCCAGGCCATAATCTGGTTCTATTCTGAGGGATTTTTTTTAGCTTATCATTGAAAGATTGGGTCAGCACTATTTAAAACTAGATGTTTTTTCACAGGTAAAAGGGATATAGCGTAGTATGTTATGTTAACTTAACCAATCTGAGGTAAGCACTGTTATATAGTTGAAGAACTATATTCCTTTGCCTATTAAATTAGAATGAAAGGGTGTCAAAGCCCTTTCTTTCTTTTATTTTTACACAATTAAACCAATTAGATATGTCTCACTCAAAAGTAATTAATGCAACCAGACAGTATGATTCTATTACTACTAATGGTGCTATCACACATGGTACTTCATTAAGTAAATGTTTAGATTTCTTTTTCATAGCTGGAGCATCCAGAAATATGGATATGTCTGATATTATTACTGCATTTACTGCTGCATACAATGAGAACAAAGTGGTGGCTTACCAGATTTTATTCTGGGCAAGAGATTGTAGAGGTGGTGCAGGTGAGAAAAGATTGTTTTATACTGTTGCCAAACATGTTAATAAAACATATCCACAAGAATGGGAAGCTCTTTCCATTGTGGTTCATGAGTATGGATCTTGGAAAGATTACTTTGTAATTGAAGATATCTGTGATGATTCTCTTGGTTTTCTTATGCATCAATTAGAGGAACACTCTGATGCACATTTATTAGCCAAATGGTTTCCCAGAAAAGGAGAGTGGTTCAATGCTATGTTCAAGTATAAAAAGATGACCCCAAAGGAATTCAGAAAATACTTAGTAAGTAAAACAGATGTTGTTGAAAACAAAGTTTGTAATAATGATTGGTCTTCTATAGACTATTCTAAAATACCTTCTGTTGCTTTTAACAAGTATCGTGATGCTTTCACTAAACATGACAAAGACAGGTTCAATACTTTTATTGAGTCTGTGTTGGATGGTAAAGAAACTGTAAATTCTGCAGTATTATTTCCTTATCAATTGTTCCTTGCAGCTATGCAAGTGGATGCAAATGTCAAGGCTATTGAAGCTCAATGGAAAGCATTACCTAATTACATGGAAGGTTCAACTGAAAGAATCTTACCTGTATGTGATGTTTCTGGATCAATGACATGTCGTTATGGTGAAGGTAATAGAGATTTGACTCCTATGTCAATTTCTGTTTCTCTTGGTCTGTATATTGCTGAAAGGAATGAAGGTCTTTTTAAAGATGCATTCATTACTTTTAGTGAAAGACCTAGAGTGAACTATGTAGTAGGCAATAGTATTGTTGAAAAGTTCAATTCTATAGAGAGATCTGATTGGGGAATGACTACTAACCTTGAGGCTACTTTTGATCTTTTATTAGATAGTGCTTTGAGGGAAAGTATCAGTGAGGATGAAATGCCAACCAAACTTCTTATCATTAGTGATATGGAATTTGATGAAGCATGTGATGTTGATGATGCAACAAATCTTGATTCTATCAGACTAAAATATGATCAGGCTGGTTATACCATGCCTGAGATAATATTTTGGAATGTGAATGGAAGATTGGGAAACATTCCTGCATCTAAAACAGATGAGAAAGTAGGTTTAGTAAGTGGCTGTAGTCCAGCTATCTTAACTGGAGTATTACAAGGGCAGGTGGAAACACCTCTTGAGTTAATGCTTAAAGTTGTAGATAGTGAGAGATACAGATCTATCACTGCTATGTTAGCTTTCTTATGTCCTGATACATTTCCACCTGAAACTTATCCAAATATCTGGAAAAAAGGTTGATTCGGAGTATACTGCACACTTGGCAACAGAAGTGCAGTTCTTTTTTATTTTCACACACACTTAAATTGTTTCAATTATGACAATCATTGCAGTTAAGCAAAGAAAAGATGATCCATATACCTTTGATCTTGTAATTAGAGATGCACATGATAAATTTTTTGTATTTGCAACCAGAAATATGAAGTTAATACATGAATTAGGTTCAGGAAATCAAGAGATTATTGGTATTCCATGTGATTGTTCAATTAAAGCTTTTATAAAACATCTTGATAATGTTCACTTTAATTTTCCTGGTCTAAAAGGACATGTTAAATTTGATGGACCTTCAAAAGAAAAAATATATCCTGTTTGTCAAAACTAAGCTCATGAAAAAGAAAGTTAAAGAAGATATAAAAAGAGCTATGCGTGTTGAATTTGCTCAATTATGGGTAAAATCAGCAGTGCATAAGAACAAGAAAAAATATTCACGTAAACCAAAACATAAAACTCATGAGACACTTGATAGAACCAGTTAGATTATTTTTAGGATTTTTACTTCCTTTATTATGTACTTCAGTATTATTAACAACTTTTGCATTTATATGGTCTCTTTTTGCTGATGTAACAATAAGAACCATTACAGGACATCCTGCATTTATAATATTATTTGTAATTGTATTAATAATACATATTGTATGGACAATGATCTGGTTATTTGAACTTGAATAGTGTGCTTTTGGGATTCTGACACTTAAAATAAAATGAATCAACCTACACCATAACATGTGGTCACAGGAGTAAACCTGGACGCTCAAAAATCTTATGAATGAAAAGATCTAGTGGTAACTTATATTAAACCTACATTGGTATCACAAG